TTCAATGGGATCACCGATTCAGCTTCGCACCGAGCGATTGTACATGCGGCGCTGAGGTAGAGCTGGCTAACATTAAGGGTGAGGTATGAGCGACGAATATCTGACGTTGAAATGGGGCGGTCCTAAATCGTGGTTTTTCAACAAAACAAACGAGCGAGCCGTAGATGCGTTCGAGAGATGGGTAAGCGGCGGAGTGAGCTTGAGCGCCGCCATGCAGCGCAACACAGAAGAACAGAAGCAGGCCATCTGCGACCTTATCGACGCCGGAGATTTCGATACTGTCTATCTCGATTGGGACGGCAAGGAAGTCTCGAAAGAAGAGGCGAAGGCATACGTTATGAACTATGACTAGGAGGTCGCATGAATGAGCAGGTCTACTTTTGCGAAGCCTTCCGATTCTCGATAACTTCACGCTCTATTCGGTCCAGGCTGTTTTTTATGTCTGTAAGCGCTTGATTGATAACTGCAACGCCTTGAGCGTTTTGTGCAACCGTTTTACGGTCGTCACTAACTTCCCTTTCAAGCCGGAATGACCGTTCTTCAACGTTGGCGATACGACTGTCCTGCTTGCTAAGGAACCATACCAAAGCACAAGTTTGTAACACAATGGATACAATCAGAGTTATAGGGACGCGCTTATCTAGGTGCCAATCGTTCAAAAACTTCATCCATATATTGTTGCTTACTTCCAATTAAACTAAACAGCTTGGGATTTTTCGACCAATTAATTGCAACCAGCTCATGTAAATTCCTTTTTCTTCATGGCTTCTGTCATGGCCGGTACAACCTTTTCGACGCTGCGCCCAACAACGTACCCGCCAAGACCAAGCTGCAACAATGTCCACGCTTCTTCGTTCAAGCGAAAGGCAAGCCAACCGAACTGATCGCAGACGACCAGGGCGAGAAACGTCAGCATTGTAATGGGCCGCCACGCCGAGGTGATCCAGTGATCTGACTGTGCCTCTGCCGTAATGATCTTGGCGCGCGCCTCGAGCTGTGCGAGTTCGTACTTCAATCCTTCTTCAATGGCTCCAACCTGCAAGTCTAGAAGCTTCGCTTTTTGCTCAAGCTTTTCTTCCTTGCTGGTGTGTACATTGTCAATCATTTCCATTGCTGGTTTGAAAATCTGACCTATCAATCCGAGTACGTTCATGTGATTGTCAACTCCGCTTCATCGTCGCCAATATATTCCATGATTTTTTTCATGGCATCCCTCGAAGACGTTACCGACTGACCGCTTCGGCCAAGACCAGGTGCAATACAGCCGATCACATCCTTCGATGTATTGCCGGCATGTATCAGGATCAGGTAACGCCCAACTCCATTCGGCCTATCATAAGCCTGATAGTAAACGCCAAGGCCAGGGTTTATCAGGGCCACTACCTTGTCGCCACTTGGACGAACATGAGGAATCAATTGGTATTGGCCAGCAGGAACACAGGAATTGTTTGGCTCGCCACCTGGCGCTGTCGGCCGCCATTCCTGTTCAACCGTGTGAACCGTTTCAAGATTGAACTGTAACCGCCCCATTGTTTCAGTGGCAGTTGACGGTTCGCGTTGAAGGTAAAGCTTCTTCACCTTGGCTCGCTCGTATTGACTGACATATTTCCCCACTGAACATAGAGCTCACCGGAATTGGCACCAACAGGAAAGATATCAATGGCCGCAATCAATGTGCCGGCGCCGTTGAAGTAATCAATATCCTGTTCAATGTCCATGAAGTGAAATGGTATCGAAGACGTTGGCGGAATTTTGATCAGATATGACGAGTTTGTTTCCTTGGTGATTTCAGAATAACACTCAACCGTATACCGATAGCGAACACGAAAGGATGCTTCTGCACCACCACGATTTTGAATGAACGCAAAGTATTGCGTCATTAGATCGAATATCTTGGTTGTTGCCGTCACACTTCCCTGAATGACAACATCCGTTATTGTCATTATGGTATTCCATTGATTGTATTCTTCAATGGCTATTTCCAGATTGTCGTCTTTGAGTCCGTTCGGTCCCTGCGCGTCGGCCTGCCGATTGGTTGCAACGCAATCATCGTCTTCCGATTCACCAACATTACAGATTGCTCTACCAGACGAATCGTATGGCGAATCAGACAACGAGCTTTCAGGAATAGAAAGATAGGTTGCCTTCTGCGATTCGAGTTCCTGGCATATGGCAATCTGTTTGCTCAACTCATGGTTCAATTGAACAATTGAAAAGGGTCCAGTGCTGGAAAAATTTGTAACCCTGTCAATAACCGTATCGCGATATATCTTGATAACCGTATTGACAGGAACAGAAACGACAAGCGTTATCCCGCCACTGTTGTAACCGATACCTTCCTGGCCGGACGGAAAATTCAAATCCGTAAAGTAGAAATCTGTTGTCAGAACCATCGCCACTTCGTTGCCACCAGGTACGCGCTTGGTGGCCTTGACATCAGACAACTGAAAGAAACTGAAGGGCACAACGAATGGGCCGATGCCGGCACTCGCAGCAATGTACTCGACTGACGTTGCCTGAACAGGCATTGTAATTTCACTCATAACTAATCCTCGAGAAAGTCAGTGGTTGCCCGCTGCATCCTGTTGACGTACTCATTCCACCAGAGAAGATTATTGTACGGAATCATGTAACGCAAAGCCCTTGTCTGATCCGCAGTATCCGCATCATCTGAGCCGAAAGCGTACAAAAGTGTAAGCAATTGATTTGGTACGGCACCTGCTGTTCCGAGACGGTTTGCCCAATTGGGATCGCGCTCACGAATATCCATACCAAGCGATGGACGAAGACCAACAGCGCCGGCACTTGCGCGCTCGATGGTATCGTTCACATCAAGAATAATTCCGGTAACACCAGACAGCTCAACCGCACGAAGCACCGCTTCTTCCATTGATAGATCGATGTAATCAGGACGCTTGAGTGCATCGACAACCATTGCAATGGTTATCATGGATGCGATGCCGGCGTACTTGGCCGCGCTGTCTGTCTGCAACCCTGCCGACATAATGCGATGCGTTGCACCAATACTGAATCCACGGTACTGGCCTATGATTTTCCACCACTCTGACTTCAATAGTCCTTTGGGTTTATCGGCAGCGCCAGGTGTTGGCACCATGCGATTCATTTCTGTGTTCATGGCCGATCGAAACAGCAACTGCAGTTCCTTGCTCTGCCATTCCGATGTATTGGCAATGAACATGGCATCGTGTTTCAAAGAGCCGGCGTCTTCCCATTCTTTAAGCATACGCAAGGCATTGTCTTTGTTGATGCCAAGCCTGGCCATAACCTTGATGTCTTCGGCTTTTATCGTGCCATCACGAAACGCGTGTGCGTTCTCAATGATCTTGGATTGCAGCATCGAGCCTGATACCCGGCGCATCATATCCGTCCAGGGTGACATCAGGTTGTGCAGGAAGAAACGCTGACTGGCGTTCTGCGCGAATCGCTCGACCTTATTAAATGCGCTGCCAGTACGCGGCGCCGATCCACCAAGCTCAGTCATTTGCACAAATCGCTGCGACATAACAACTTCAATAGCAGCACCAGCCAGATCAACTTCGTTTTCCATCATGCGAATTGATCCGTCCGTTAATGACTTACGAAAGTGACGAACCAATTGCCGGAATGTATTTGTGAATCCCTGGCTGACCACTGTATTGCCAACGTCACCGAAGGCCATCAATACCGAACGGCCCATGGCAGAAATCAAATTGATGTTACGAAGCAACCGAAGCACTCGACCGGTCATAGCTTCCGGGTTGTCTGGAATACCATAGACACCGTGCACGATATCGCGCAGGTCTTGCATGGCGATCAGCGTGCGCTCAGCTTCTTCGCGTAACATTTCCCCTTTCTTTGTGTCACCATTTCGAATCGCGTCGCGTGATTCCTTGATGATGGACGAATAGATTTCGCCAATCTCTTTGGTTGCTCTGCCATCACCAAAGATGCGTGATGTTTCAATCAATGGAGCCAGTCGCGTTACATAGTGTTGTGCCCATGCCGTAACACCACGTTCAATAACTCCCATGCGATGCAGAACGGCATCATCAAGATCAAGTCCTCGACTGATCAACGACGATGCTCCGCCACTTGTTGGCCCACCTTCCTTGAGTCGCAGCAACTTGCCTTCAATAATGGCAATACGAACGCCAATTTGTTTTTTGTCTTGTGGTGTTCCTGCTTTTGCTTTTTCCTCGAGCACGGCTTTGCGTTTCCGCAGCCAGTCAGCAGAGTCAACGCTGGTTACAACAAACTCGCTGTCACCGCCATGTTCTGCTTCTTTCAGGATAGAGGCATAGGCTTCATCGACACGTGCCTTGATTGCATCCGGATCACGCAAATCTATTTCAACAAGCTGATCGTCAATATAAACAAGCGTCGATCCTTTGACAGGATTCTTCGTAAACTCCTGCTCAATGTACGCTTTGAGTTCAGCTTCCTTTGCTACCACAGAATCTTTATGCCAAATGCGGTGCATCCAGCCAGGGCCACCAACTTCAAGAAAGTTTGCAAAGCTGTAAGCTTCAAGCCTGCTCTCCAATTGCTCGATATGCAGCTCGAGGTCTTCAACGAATGGGTTCGGTTGCTTCAATGTGAGCGAGCCATCTTCTTCAACCGTGTGCCACGATTTTTTAATAGCCTTGTCTCGCTCGACTTTCAATCGCTCGATCATGTTGGCCAGACTTTTCTGCGTAGCAAACAATCCTTGTTCCCTGGCGGCATCGCCAACTTCCTGAAGCCACTTGATATAGTGACCAGCCGCTTCCGATACTAGCGGTTCGCGATGTTCACCCTTCTGCAATATAGCCAAAGTGATTTCATTGTCCCATTCCTGCAGCGACATTTTGTTGTCTGGCGCTAATGGCGCTTCTTCCTTGCCGGCCATCTTGCGCATCTTGTTAAGCGATCCAGTAACGCGCTGTCCCTGATCAACCGTGTAGTGGCTGAAGCCACCGGTGTTCTCACCATAACCAAGGTACTTCATGTATAGCTTGTTCGATATTTTTTTCGCGCTGACAAAACCAGCGTAGTGAACAGGCGCCGATGATTCAACGGAACGGCCAGCAGCAAAGCCAAGCTTGTGCGCTTCAGTGTTCAGGCCAGGTGTTGACGACATTCTCAATGCGTAGAGTTGCATACGCCGGCCGATTTCCGGTAATGCCTCACTGATCGGTGACTTCATCAATTGCCAAAAGGGAAATTGGTTTGTATTGGCCAGTATCTTGTTGTAACCGGTCGGCAACAAGTCCCACTTCTTGGCAACCTCTGCATCCAGCATCAGTGCCATCCTGGTATTAACGTCAGTCAATTTGCCATTTGCATATCGCTGTTCTGATTTCGCAAATGACAGGTCGCGCTGTGAGTCTTTAATCTCGGCGTGTTTCTTTGTTTGGCGACCACCGGCATTGTCCGGCATGGCCTTGAGCTTTGCTTCCAGATCAGCAATGCGTTTTGAAATGCGCGCAATCTTTGCGTCAACTTGTTGAACTGCACTACTCCAATCTTTGAAATCCTCTTTCAATGATTCCGGTATTTTCTTTGCCTGGTCTGCAAGCTGCGGAAGAACCTCGAAGTTCGGTTTGCCATCGCCGGATCGCAGAACCATTTCACCATCCAGTCCTTCTTCGCGAACCGATGTTTCATTGCGCTTGATGTTGAAACCTTCTTTCTCTAGCTTCTTCCAGACGCCAGCGGCAGCGTCCGTTGTCTGAATATCCGATACAACACGAAGCTTGTTCTTTTGTGCGTAGTCAATAACAGCCTTGTATGCAGCAGTTCCAATTCCCTTTTCACGCAGTTCTGGAACAAGCTCAATCGATGAGATTTGAACCGTATCGCCGCCACGAATAATGCCGAAGCCTATTTCGCCATCGTCCAGGCGGATAGATAAAACATCCTGATTGTCCGGGCTCGCAACACGATCGACCGAGACGCGCTCTTTCCACACATCGGACTTGTTGCCACCCATGTTGTCGGTCGATCGCAGGCTGTCGTGTATGCGGCGAAAGGCACCCTTGCCTGCAAATCGTATCCAGTTGAACATGCCGGCTTCGGCACGAATCGGACGATCCAGCGGCACAAGAATATCAAGCGCATCGCTGACAGTCATTTTGCCAATCGGTCCCTTGTATGCGCCAGCCATGCCACCAATCAAACCAGCGAATAACATTGAACCCATGGTCGAATACAGAACTTCCATTCGATCAGCTGTTGGGTCCATATCAACACGGAAAGCTTCGGTACCAGCAACCAATGGCGCGTTGATAGCCGCAGCTCGTCGGGCTCCAGCAAGGAATCCCTTGCCAAGTACCAATGGCACAGGTATCAGGTTGATAGGATCAAGCACGCCGGCCGCAAGGAATGTCGTTATCGGATAATCTTCTGTTGCGTGACGCAAATCATTGTTGATTTTTATCTGGTATTTCTTTGCAAGGAATTCCTTGTGCGAGTACACATCGCGAAGTTCATCAATGTACGGGTACATATCCGACAGGTCTTCATCACGATACACATTGTAGTTCTCATCAATGCGATCAAGCTGCGGACCAACAATGCCTGCTTCCTGACGGGCTCGTTGGGTCACGCCTATTTGTCCCCACCAGGTATGCAACGATACCGCATCGGCCGATGCCTGGAACACGGTGGCCGAATCTTGTGGCAATCGATGCAACTGACGCGGACCCTGTAATTGCAAGGGCGGCGTCAGTCTCGCCATTGGTATGCGTCCGTCCGTCATTGGCGCTTTTCACTCGGGAAGAAGGGTTGTTCTGCCTGACGCGCTTTGCGTTTCTCGAGCGCTGCCGCTTCTTCCGCTATGCGTTTTTCACGGAATGACAGAACGGATTCCTGTGGATAGAAATAAACAGGCTCGCCATTCCAGCGCATATCAGTTGTGATTTGCTCCGGGTCGGCATCGGTAGTTACATACATTTCGTATGCGGGTTCTCTGGCGAGAACGGATTGCGCTGCATTGTAAACAAGGTGCACGTTCTCGCCTGCGCGCAACGGCACCTCGGATTGAATCATGTTCAATTGTTCCTGCAATGCAGGACGTATGGCTTGTTCCTGTTCAGCCTTGTCGGGCCACCAATACGAAGGCGGGTATTCTGATATGCCGTTGCTTGGCTGTTTCGATAACCAGGCACCCAGGTGCGTACCAACAAACAAGTCAGGGCCATGCATACCGTAGCCGCGCGCCTTGTCTGCATTAAGCCCCAATGGATCGCGACGCCAACGAGAATCAGGCGACGTTAATAGTTCCTCAACAATACCTTCGGCAACAGCCTTGAGCTGATTGCTGCTTGGATCAATTCCAAGAATATGTGCAACACCGGGTATCTTGTCCTTTGCCTCGACGATCAATTCAAATGGAACGGCAGCGCCTTCTGATCCAAACCACGGATCGTTCATGCCACGAAGTGTGTCAAATATTTTTTCCTCCATGGTTGATTTCGAATCTTCACTCATGGCCTTCCAGGGATCGAACAATGTTCCTTTCGATGCGCGCTCGACAACATCAGCAAGGACAGCACTGTCCTGCATTTGCGATGGCATCATGTGATCCTGCATGAAAGCCAGTGCCGCGTAATTGGATTCCCCAAATGCTGTTTTCAGTTTACCTCGCAGGTTGGGTGTATCACGCATCGCATCAAAGAACGACAGCATACGCATGACTTCTTCGCCACCAGTTGATTCGATGTTGCCAAGCACACTATTGAAATAGTTGATTGCATCCAGCGGCACAAGCCCTACGCCCTGCATATCGGTACGAATGAACTCGTTTATTTCGCCGGCCGGCGTGCCGCCCTGGTCTTCACTATGCCAACGCAATGTCGGTGCCATGTTTTCATAGATGCGATCCGCGAGACGCGCGCTCTCATTGGTTTGCGGTAAAGCAAAAACACCAATCAATGGCGGCAATGATTTATTGAACTCAGTCTGTTGCTCTGGCGATAACAGCTCAAACCGTTCAACGCCCTGTTTCTTTGCGTAGGTATCCTGCGCAATCAACATACGTTGCATCATGTCTTCGGCCTGGCCGAGATAGTTGAGCTCAAGCTCCGTTGGCTTCTCGCCGGTCGGAAAGGCCATGTTTAATTCTTGACGGATGCGCGCCTTTAGCTGTTCGTTATCTGTCGCGTCCGCTTTACGAAACTCTGCAAGCAACCAGTCGCGATCGGCATGACCACCATTAAATTCTGCTTCAACTGCCTTGACCATAAATTGCTGCAAGAACTCTTTGTACTGTCGTTCATGCCGCGCATTGGTGAGATTGACAAAGCCAGCTTCCTGCGCATTGATTGCCTTCACCGCATTGCTGGCAATGACATCACGCAGCTCCGGATCAGGTATGGCTTCATTGACAGGCACGCTCACCATGACACCGTTGCGCACAATCTTGACTGTGCCATCGCCCTGGCGAAATGTTTCTACAGCTCGAACTGCTTCAGCAAAGGCAAGCTCATCGTCTGGCAGGCGAGTTATGTCACCGATCAAATGGGCAGACACCAGCCGCTGGTTGAATTGCTGCAAGCGCGCCTGTCCATAGGCTTCTCCCCAGAAGTTCGGTTCCTGACCATCGACCAGGCCAGTCACCATCTTCAGGTAGCCTTCCATTACCGCGGCATCGTCGCCGGCCACCGCATACGACATAGCCTCGTCTTCGATACGGTCAAGCGCAAACACCTGCTTCTTGCGGGAATCGTCCCAATGGTGTTCTGCGGTATCACGCACGATGCGGTTGAAGTGCTCAACCATTCGCTTCTGTGCGGTAATGTTAACGTCAGCCTTGAACGTATCCGGCGCCAGCGAAGTCACCTTGTTCACATAGGCTTCGGCGGCCTGCTTGTAACCTTCCGGATCGAGGATGTGCCTCGAGGCGATATCGTTCAGGCGAGTTTCGGTATCAACGTCAAGCTGCTGCAGGTAGCGGCGCCCGACCATTTCCGTGTAGGTGCGGTCATAGATATTCGGCGCAACCAGCCCGTTGTCACCGATTGGCAAACTCGGGGCGGCCAGGTTGCCTTCAGCATCACGCTCGAAGTTCAGTGACGCCGCGAACTGCTGTGCTTCCTGGGTACGACGATCGGCGCCACGCTGCGCAGCGATATCCTGCAAGCTTTGAGCAGTCTTGACAAGCGCCGGACCAATCGTTTGTGTGGCCGGCAGATTGATCTGCGGCCTGACGATACCAACCTGTCGTGTAAGTCTGGCCATTACGGTCCCCCACCAAAGACTTGCCTGCCGGTTGAAATGCCACTACCCAATTGACCGAGTATTCCAAGAAAGCCTGACGTCTTCAGCGTGGACCGGTTGCTTCGCAGTATGCCTATCTGTCTATCGATACCGGAGCGACCCGTAGCCAGGTTCAGACGAATGTTGGCAATGTCTTCATTGGCCACCTTGAAGTTGTACTGCCTTGCGGCAATCAGCGAAGGTGAAGCGAAGGCATCAATGCCATTGGCAAACGCACCGATCTCGTCATTCGCTTCGCGAAGCTCTCGAAGCCGCTGGTTTTCCTGATCCAGCGCAATCAATTCCTCGGCTTGTTTTTCTTCCTGCAACTGTCGCTCTCGTTCATGCGCATCGCGGCGTTGCTGGTCAATATCAATAGCTGTGCCGACAGCCGTAGCACCAAGAGCCAGGTAATAGAAAGTTGCTCCACCGTCCATCAGTATTCAACCTCAGCGCCAAGTGACAGGACTTCGCAGGCCAGCGGTATGTTGTTCTGAATAACAACCGTTGGGCGTTCACTGTACCCCAGAAGATAGAACTTGCGTAAGCCAGTGATTGCAGCAGGCTTTTGCGTCAAGTCATTCTGTGCCTGAAAGGTCTGGATGCCACGACCGTTTAGCTGCACGGCCAGCGTCGATGCAATATACAAATCCGCATACACAATCCGCTTCGGCATACCGGTCGTGATGCCGTTCTGATCCTTGATTTCGATTGGCATTGGCTCAAGCTTTTGTGTGAAGTTCAGCCCAACACCAATGTTGGTCAGCTTGGTAATGCCTAGCGCCGGCGTAAGGTCGATGGTGTTTCCTGTCGCAACAAACTCACCCAGGAAGTAATCGTTGTCACCAGCCGTTACGCCACTGGTGACACCCAAGGTCTGATCCGCAAGGTACACGTGAACAGACGTCCAGACGTTTTTTGCCGTTACGCTGGTGTGATACACCATGCAGTCCATCGTGGCATCAAGCTCAAATCGCTCGAGGAACAATCGTGGACCCGCATTGGTCGTTCGTTCAACCATGGCCCACAGCTTGTCCTGCACAACGGTCAGTGACTTGTACAGTCCATTGGTTGTCCACTTTCCCCAGGCGCGAATCGACTCCGCCCTTGCCGAGTGATACCAGACAATTGAACCATCACCATTGACGAAGAACGCCAGTTGTTCCGGCCGGTCATAGCCGCCATAAAGAACTTCCAGGTCCTGAATGTTATTCAGGTGTTCCTCGGAAATCAGCGATATCGCATCCGATGTATAGCGCCCGCTTTCAGTCCAGCGAAATTCACGAACAGCATTGCCGAATGTCTGCACAAACAGTGTTGAATCATCGAACAGCTTCGGCTCAAGAAACTGCTTCGATCCGTAGCGTGTTTGTGGCAAGAGATCGAAAGTCTCTGGAACCAATGGGCGATCCTCGCTCTGTGGAGCGTAGTATTCACCCTTGTCTGTAAACACCTGCAAATGATCACCACTGACGATATCGGTGATCAAATTGATTTGCTTGCCAGCAATGACCGCCTGAATCGAATCAGCCGGTAACGCATCGCCAACATCGAAATTGAAAAACGCAGCGACCCTGGACCCGAAGATATGGGCTGGAAGTGAGGAACTACCTGCGAGCCAGAGCCGCTGCGAGTGGAACTCGATAACACCTGGCCAACCGCGATTGTTTGAAAACGCTTCTTCTTCCCAATCGGTTGAGGCAAGTGGATTGACCGTAGACGATCCGGTGATCTTTGCGATGTTACCGCTGGTCAGACCTTCGACTTCTTCGGTCGTGCCAACAGCAAACCTTCCGGCAATGAGGGCAACGGCAATCGATGCTGATGAGGTTGTCATGACCTCCGCTTTCGTACCGGAATCTCGACCAACAATGATCTCGCCAACACGAAAGTCGTGCGGTCGATCGACCGTTGTGCTGAACGACAACACCATACCCTGGTCGAGCTCCTCGAGGATGGTGCCGCGGATAGACGTTACCGAATTGAAATTGGTCACCAGTATTTGCTTACCGCGATAACGAATCGCGCGACCAACCATATCGGAATTGAAAACAGACGCGCTGGCCGTGACAGTCACCGTTGCGCCCTTGGCCCACGCGTTCGGTGTGATGGTTACCTCACCATCTGCGAACTTGACGAACGGCATTTTCTTTGGGTAGGCATTGGTTTCTGCCTCACCATCGAACTCGAAGTCGGTGATTACGAATGACGATGCGCCGGTTCTGCGCAATACCTTTGTGCGGATACTTCGATGCGCAAGAAACATCACATCACCCTGTTGGGTAATGGACATTTGCTTGATGATGTCCGGCGTTGCTTCAAGAAACTGAATCTGCGTTACAACATCACCAGTCTCATGGTCGTAAAACTGAATGTAGTTGAACTCACCAACGCCAATGTAATGAAACGAAACAACGTAGGCTTGTGATTCAGAAAAGATGAAGCTCTCGATGCGCAAGGCATCGAACAGGATGTTCATGTACAGCGAGCCAGGGCGACGCCTTACGCCGCCTGTGACCTTGGGCCACCAGTTTTCCAGTTGCTTGCAGCCGTTCTCGTAGGTCGCAAGGTCGGCGCGACCGAGCATGCCTTCAGATAGCAAGCCGCCTGAGAAGTTGCTTTGATAGTTGCGAAATTTTGGCATTACCGATCACGCCAGAATCGCCGCACTGTACCGCCCCTCGCAAGACTGAGTTTGTTCAGCCGAACCTTTTGGTTCGTTTGCGCCTGAGCATCCTCGGTCTTGGACCTGCGCCAATGAACCTCTGCCAGTTTTTCCATGCTCTCTGCAACGTCACTTTTCCTGGCGATAGAGAACGCCAGCATCGTCGCCAATCGGTAGATGATCAGCATTCTGAAGTACGGATTCCACAGTGTTTCATCAGCACGGTACCGGTACTTGATTATCACCTCATCGGCGGACGTGTCCTTGGTGTGAATCTGATCCTGATAGCGGTCGTAGTTAATGGGCGACTCACCCACCAGCACCGTATCGACCGACAGCACATCGTTCGGTGCCTGGTACGCGGTGTTGTAAACCGTGTCCGGCGTGATGTTCAACAGGCTTGATTTGAGATTGACGGTCTTGGTTGCGAACCGCCACTTGTACAACGACAGTTCTGATTCAACCGTTATTTCGTACCACTCACGGAGAAAGGTGGCCTCGGCGCTACCGTCATTGAAGCTGGTGATGGTATTGACACCCCCACCAAGGCAGGCTTTGTTTGCAATCGAAATTCGGTCTGCTTCACTCATAAGCAAAAAGGGGCGAATCGAGCGAACTCGACCCGCCCCTTACTCCTGTCGTTAATGCTAAGTCTTGACGTAGACAGTGACTGTTGCTGCATTGTCAGCAGAACTGACAACCGCAGAGTCACGGACCACCGTGCCACCGATAGCGGCAGAAATCAGAATCTGATCTCCTTGGCGCAGAAAATTGGTATAGGTATTGAAATACCCAGACGCAACAATCGTTGCCAGCGCATCGGTTGACTTGTATGCAAAAACGCTAACCGTGCCAGCATGGATGCGGTTCATGTTCGCAGCACTGAACGCACATGGAAGGAATCGAAGCAGATACGAGATTATATGTTTCATAATTACGTCTCCGTTGAGCGAATACGATATCCGCCCAAATTATCGATAAGGCACGCCTGCATCGACATATAACCAACTGCCAGATGCGCTTGCTCCTTACCCTGCCACGTGAAGTCCATCGAAACGTCTGATCCAGAAGCATGACCAACTGCTGACTTGTGATAGGCAACATTCTGGCGAACACCGCCAGTCAAGGTCAAACCAGAGAACGAAAAGACGTTAAACGAGAACCAGTTCTTTGCTGAAAAACCAACCTTCGGAAACGGAAGGTCGGATTCAGGAACGTAATCCAGAGAGGCGAACGGCGTTAATCCCATGAGGTCTGTCCAGCCCTGCGGAGCGACGGCAAGAAAACGCTGACCATCATCAGGAACATCACCCTCGCCCATGAACTCGAAAGCTTCTTCGATCTTGGGCTGTGTCACAACACCCGTCGCCGTGGTTTCCCCGGTGAAGGTATCCGTGATTGCGGTAATGTCTGCGTCTGATGCGCGACCCAATGCAGCAGCGATGGAACTCGTTACTGCGGCGCGTTCGTCATGCTCAATCTTGAGCTCATCGAGTTTATCAATGAACTCGCCACCGTAACGATCGACCAAAGTACATTCGACGTTCGTGTGAACGAGATTGAGAATTGGAACCTGACCGCCTCGGGTCTTGGTGCCAGCGACACCCTTGCCAATCTTCTGAAAGGTTGTGGACTTACCTACCACGTTGGTCTTCCGCCTGACAGTGTTGAGTAACTTGGAGCCCATGCGCTGATACGCAAGATGCACTTCGCTCTCGAACTGCTTGGTGAAAGCAACGTCGATCGAATTGTCCTGGGTCATTGGAAGGAGAAGACCCAAGAAAAAACGAAATAGGTTCATCGCTTTTCTCCTAGTAGATTGAGGTACCGTTTCAGGTTGTCTCTATCTTCTAGCCGGATTCGATTGTGCCGGTTATCCGGGTCGTGGCTAGTAATAGCGGCCTTCGACCCGGATAGTAGACTGGTTTACTTGCGGTTGTAAAGCCGCTGATACCCTTCCTGCACCTTTTTGATAAATACCGGGTCTTTCTCGCGCCAGTAGCGCGGGTCATTTTGCATGTTGCGAAGCTCGCCCAACGTAAGTTGATCGCCTGGCGGGGATCCCTCAAAGCTACCAGGACCCGATGTTTTCATTAGCTTTTCCATCGCCTGAATTGCTTCCGCGGTACCGAGAACAGGACTTAATGCGGAAATTTCGTCAGCAGATAACCGTTGCTCAAGCCAGTTATTGACCTTCAAAATACGGTCTTTGCCGTAGTCGCCAAGCTTGGCTATTTCATCTGCCAGCTTCGGCATAGTGGACATTTCGTTTTTTATGTACTCGGCAATAGCACCGTCAACGTCTTCCTGCTTCATGCCGTGAGCCTTGGCAAAACCGAAAAACCACTTGATCAGCGGATCGTCTTCGGTTAGGCCAAGCTCCATACCGTCAGGAAGCTCAATGTCCGGCTGCTTCAGCTCATACTTTTCAGGCGCTGACGCCTGCATCTCCTTAATGACCTCGGCTTTCAACTCCTCGGTCTTGCTACGAATCTTGCCCTCAAGATCGGTGTACGCCTTGGCCATGACCTCGGCGCGAGGCTGTTTCACATCTGGGTTCCAGAACTTCTCTGGGCACCAGTCTGGCCTGCCGTCCGGGTCCGATCCGCCAGGGTTGGAATTGCCTTCTGGCGTTGGAGCTGGCTGTGTTTCACGTGGAACAAGCAATAAAAGCAGGCGAATCAATAATTTCATGGTTTCTTTTCCTCACCGTGTTTAATACGAGTCTCAATAATGCCCATCAGCCAACGGGCACCTTCATGGTAGGTAATGATATTCGGGTCTGTGCCCGGGGCCATCACCTGGTTGGTTGTAATTGACCGAAGGTAATCACGCACAAGCTGGCCGGCGCCGCCACGAAAAACAATGGCGAACGATTCATTCAGATTGTGTTCGGTCTTGGGTGGCCTTGAAAACCCATCCGGTGCAACATACTGTTTTCGCTTTGGTGTGGTTTCCTTCGCTGGCCGTGCGTACCTCGTTACGTCCTCACTCATTGCCCTATTTGTGGTTGGGCTGGAAGCCCGCCTGGTGCTGTTTGTGCGGCGGCCTCTGCCATCCCGTCCATAACCTCCTCACGTTCTGCCTCACCTCGTACCAATCTTGCCGGTACTTCCCATTTTTCCTGAAGTTCATCAACAAGTTCGTTCTGGTCGATGAATAGCTGTGCTTGCTGCGGCCCAAGGATGCTGAGGATATCGCCGGAAAAGCCTCGAATGCGCTCAATTTCCTCGAATCGCTGCGCTCTGGCGATAGGAGATTTCGACACAATTCTGACCTCACGGCCGTCAAGCTTCGGCATTTCAAGAACGCCCTGCTTGGTGAGCAGCCACACGATGCGTTGAAGCATCGGGTCAAGCCATTCCGTTTTTAGCCTCGATGCTGGCCCCGCCGTTTGTTCCGCAAGGTTTTGCATACGCGCCTGTATTTCGGTGGCCGATCTTGGTGTTTGATCGAGCGGTCCGAGATTTTCGGCAAATAGGGCTTTGCGTATATTTTCCTGCTGGCTGGCAATGACGATATCAGCAACGTTGAAGTTTCCAGGACTGTCGGTTCGCTCGAGACCTCTGCTGTCAGCAGGTCTGGCATATACGGCTCCGGGTACGATCTCAACATTGTCGACATTAATGCTCCCATCATCATCAACTTGCCAGATACCGGAAATCGCCATTTGCGAGTTTTCCAGAATCATTTCAGTGACAAGGTTAACCGTGCGAATAGCAGGCAATGCATTGATCAGCGGACCCCGGCCATAACATTCGCCAGCAGCAACCGACCAGCGGGGCGTCACGTAAGGCCGCGATCCAAGTCCTTCCGTGGCATTGTCAACAACAAGGGATTTGTCTTCGGATGCTACTACCTGATATAGGTATTTCTGCGTATTCAGCTCGTCCCAATCACGATATGACGCCTCAACAAGATTTGTTACCGCATCAGGATTGCCGCGCAATTTACCCTGCAATTGCTCGCTGATAGTGGCGTCAGCCCAGATTGTTTTCAGGTCGGCAATACGAACATTTTCCCGAACCCGGAACACACCATCAACCATCTTGAATGGGCCGGTATCCCAATAGGTATGGGACTGTGGCACACATTTGAAGTTAATCAAGCGGCCATCACGACCGTCTTCAATAATCATTGTGGACCAGCCGATGCCGATATCGGTAAGCAGTTCCTGCGCCTCATTGACGAAGTTGGAATTCGCAAGAACGTCCCAAATGAAATTCGATACCTCGTTCAGTTCCTGTTGAAGCTGCTTTCGCTTGGCTTGATCGCGGACTTCAGGACCTGGCTCGAACAGATACCACATGGAATGCTGTGGCACCACGCCCTGCTGTAGGCGCGAAACAAACTCAGACAGCGCCACAAGCGCGGTTTCGTCGTAAATGTATTGGGTTCGTTCTTCGCCGGGAGTGGACTCGTAGAAGCCTTCCCTGGCCGGCAGCACGTAATCGTAGATATCCTGCCAGAGGTCTTCCCAATTGCTTCGCTTTGATTTCGCGCTTGCGAAGCGCTTCAGTAGCGCCTGCCCGGAGAGTTTCATGTGCCTAGCTGCGTCTGGCCACTGGTGAAACCCTGAAAGCCACCGGACAGCAACGAGAAGATACCGCGCAGCTTCTTGCGAAAGGCCAGTTGGTCACTGAAAGCGCGGGTTGTTTCGCGTGCGTTTTCAACCCGAAGCTGGCGTTCACGCTCAATCGAAAGCTGCTCAAGTTGTTTGGATGCCTTCGATTGTTTCTCTTTCTTGCTCATGCTCGTCCCTCCAACAGTAGACGACCTCACCGCCAGCCGCAATGAGTGTACGATATAATCCGTAGGGTGTCAGTATAACCTTGTTACCAAGGCCAAGAACCCGGCTGATCATGTTCGAGCAGTAGGTAATCAGGCCACCACGGCATGGTTCCTCGGTGGGCCAAAACCGCACAACCGTGCCCTTTGCCTGACCAACATGACTGATCATCGCCTGTGCCTCGAAGTCGAACAGGACCATGCAATCGGTACGATATTGGCGCCAGTCAATCATGATCCAGCGGTTCGACCACTCGCAAAACTGCATGGCAAAGCAATGCCGGAAACCCTCGCGGGTACGAAATACCCAATCCCACCAGTTGCGATCAGGGCGCTCGATGAAGTAAATCAGATATTCGCGTGGCGGGAGCGACTCGCGGCACGGCGCTTCTTGCCGAACACCGGCCACTTCGTCTTCGCTTGAGCTTTCGGCTTTGATGATGATTGTCCTACGGTTAATGCCCTGCCCTCGCCAGCGCCAAGAAACAGGTATTGCAGCGCGTCATGAGGATGCGAATACTTGTTTTTGGCCGGGCGTTCTTCGTAACGCGGAGCGCCATTGACGTTGATTCGACGCCGGCAATACCCGGCCACGAATCCCTTCTTCAGGGTTGCGCATTTCGGACTGACCAGCAGCGCCGGGCGACCGTCAATCATACGGTCAATGACCGCCTTGACGCACTCGATGCGCACCGCTGGATCATTGGTCGGCGCAGGCTTTGCAATGATGCCGTGCTGCTTCAGAATCTTGAACGCGCTGGCCGTATCCTCTCGCCCAGGTGTGCGTTGATCACCAGCCGGATCGCCAAAGATGCGAACTTCCTGATCGACGCTTGATGTGAGTTCCTTGATCTTGGCCTTGATTTCGCCGGCAAAGGCTGGCGTCGATAAATCATCAGCCACGATTTCATCGAGGATGTTCCACTGACCACGCGCATAGCGTTGCGCAAATATCGCCGCTGGCTGAAAGCCGAAGTCGAGCCCGACATACAAGGTACGGTTGGGTGACGGATACAGGATTTCCTTGGCCACGTGCACCTGGTCGTTGAAGTCCGGATAAATAACTTTGCCCTCACTGACCGTGCCAAGGCGGTTCATCACGTAGACGTCGATCCAGTCCTTGCTCTTTCCGGTGATGATTTTGTTGTAGTAATCCGGCGTGAGATTTTTGCGGTTCTCGGCCTCGTCGCTGATCGTGTAACCGATCACATCGCCATCGACGTTCTTTTCCTCGACCATCGCAGGCGGCTGCGTGAAGAAACGCCAGCCTTCCGGCTTTCTCAACATCAGCACTTCCTGCGGCGTCATGAACTCCGGTATAGGAGCGTCACCCGACATAATTGGCCACCAGTGATCGTCTTCCGGCGCATTGGTGTCGGCAATCATGCCGTACCAGCTCGGCCCACCCTCACGCATGGAAGGGAACCGGCCGACGCGCATGGTGCAGGCATCGATGATGGCCTTTGGCATTTCACGTGCCTCATTTGCCCACACGCCGGTCAACTCGAGCGACAGCAGTTTTCGGATATCTGCCTCGTCATCCAGCGCCAGAAAGATCACCTCGAGGTCCACATCGCCTACCATGATGCGATGCGTAAACGGCACGCCCCACAGGAACGGGCCATAGACATCTTCCGGAAACCAGTCCAGCCAGGTCTTGATAGTGGTGGTTTTAAGCTGCGGGCCGGTATTGCGGATCACCGCCCATCGGCTGCGTCGTATGCCTTGCTCATTGGGGGCTTGCTGCAAGGCACGACGAAAGACTTCAACCGCCGATGCGACAGATTTCCCTGATCCTACCGGCCCGCGAATACCACGAAAGAAGTCGTTGCACTTCATGTATTCACGAAGTACCACACCATCCGGCTTGTACTTGAACTCAGGCATCCTCTTTCATGATCCGTTTGCCATTGAGTCCGACTATCTGCGTCGGCAGAAAAAACTTCTTCTGGCTAAGAAAGCCACGCGATTCACCCATTTGTTTCAACTTGTCCACTGTCGATGGCAGCAATGCATCGATCAGCTTGTCGCACTCGCGATCGGTAAAAAAAGCTTTTGTCTGCTCAACGGTAAATCCTTCTTCCCTGGCATACACCTTGCGGACGATATCGCGTAGCTGTTGCAGTTCCGCCTTGGTCAACTTGTGAAGATTCTCACCCGGCATCGACCGGCTCCACGTCCGGTTGCGCTTTATGTTGCTGCCGATCGCGCATCATTTCCTCGGCTTCCTCGTCGTGAATTTTTTGAATGTGCTCGCGTGTTTCACGAATCTCTCGGTTCACCCTGGCGCTCATGCTCTCGCCACCATTTCGCACATGCTGTGCGCGAGCGACTTTCTCATGGCCATAGGCCACCAGTTCTTCAAAGCGTTTGCACATCTGCAGCATTTCCTGGCTGATGTTCAAACTTTCAATTTCTGGCGTCAGGTCTTTGGCGATTGCGTTGAGCCTTCTCTTAATTTCCATAACACTCGTTCCTCTGCGGTTAGCGATTCTGTCTGCGCTTTTCGCGCCTCGACTTCGAACGGATTGTTTGCGTATCCATATCGAAGCGAATAGTAAAAATACAACAGATAGAATCTAACGAAGCCCAGCCGGGCAATTTGGTAAACGTGTTGCATTTCGTGGCGAAACAACCATTCAGGTACGTCCCATGGCGCATCGGCAAACATCATGGTTCGGCCTATGACAATGCCACGCACCTGTTGCTTTTTCATCCATTCGACGCCGTAGCGAATCTTCAGCCTAAATAGAACGGGCTCTCGCCCTGCTTGCCGAACGGATTTTGTAAGTAACGATGAGATCATTGTATCCATCCTTGATGAATGTGAACTCGACTGTGACGTTGATTTCGCCAGTGTCTGTCACAGGTATAAAATCAGGCGCAAAGACTTCTGATTCAGATGAACAAGAATACCCATATTGCGTGCCGTTTGCAGCATCGAAGGCGAGATTGTCTGTGAATGTACCCACCTTGCCACTACCAGAACTGCCGCCTGCGTCGTTAATAACGGATGAAACGCGACGTATTTTTACATTGTCCGGCCTGGTATTTAGATTAAATACCGTGCTGCCTGCGGTATTCGCATAACTGCCCTGATCAATTACAAAACCATAGAACGATCCTATTGTCTTTATCAGGCAATCCGATGCGGAATTTTCCAGAACAACATTAACATTCGAGCCGCCAAGCGCTGAACCATCAGAGAGGTCTTGGAATGTACCGTATGCGTCGCCAATCAGGAGTGGTGACTGTGCGCCATTGTAGGTCGGCGCAAAGTCGATAATCGTTCGTGCGGCCAGGTCGCCCTTGAAGACGATAGTTCCTCGAGGTGCAAAGTTGGCAACCACCTGCAAGCTGCCAAAGCTGTTGATGATGGCGGCAATCGCGTTTTGCCTGCCATACGCTGTTACGCTGGATACGACATTGATCGTGCCCCTGGCAAACTTGGTGGCATCGCGGGTTCCCCTGGCCGTTGTCAGTGAGGTGAAGTTGATGAGCCCGAAAATCTCTTTCACGGCTGCACTATTGCCAATTGAGTAGAAGCCGCCCTGCGAGTTGTTGTACAGCTCGAGCGAGCCATAGGCATTGCGGATAATGGCTTTCTTCTGACCGTCGATTGTGCCAGGACCAATCTGGCCAAGCGTGCCGAAGATCGCCGCCTGCGCAAGCATGGCACTGGTACCAATGGGCAGGTTTCTGCCAAGCGCTGTCAGGCTTCCAGTGAACCGGATAACTGTTGCTCGAGCATAGACTGCGCTGACACTGAGCGTCGATGTCAATGTGATTGTTGCTGATGCGCGCTTCTGGTTCAGGTCGCCACCGAACGCGCTCATCGTTGCGCCAAGCATTGTTATCGTAGCGATTGGTCGTATGCACGAAACACGTGTAAACTTGGCTTGCGATAACTGTGCAGCGAATGTGATAGTGGCATAAGCGTAGAACGTGCCAGCTCCGTCACCGCTTATTGTTCCTGCTGCCCTAAGCGATGGCGCTGCAACTAACTCATAAATCTCATATGCATCACCATCGTCCCATCCTGATGGCGAATCCCAAAAAACCAAATTACCAAATGCTGTAACGATACGGCCTTCGCGATTCTTTGTAACATTAACAAGCCTCTGGCCATCCAGATCACTTGGAAACACCGTGGTTGGATCAACCAGGTAATCGAAACCACCATCATTAAACCCAGAAAACTGAAGCTGCTGTGTTCCGCCGAAAGGCTGTATGCGACCCTTTGCAAGAATTCTGTTATTTGTTGGGTCTTCCGTTGCGGACAACGAAAGGCTGATTGTTATTGTGCCACTTGCCTTTACCGAGCAGAACGACTTGCCTTTACCAAACAGCGTCGCAGTCGCTGTAATGGTTGCTGTCGGAACGACGATGGCTGACGGATTCGTACCATTCGCAAACAGTGACGATGTTGTTGTGATTGTCGCTTTCGGCTGGATGTTGCCGGATACGGATACAACGGCACCAATGAAGGTGATCGTGCCGAAGGCTCGCTTGACACCCTGCACGCCAACGCCGGCCAAACTGCCGATCATTGTCGATGTAGCAAACGCGCGAGTTTTTGCGGTTGCTGCAACAGAACCTATTGCTGTCGATGTGGCAAACGCGAAGCGTTGAATATCATTGCCAACACTAAGTGTCGCTGTTGCCCGGATTGTGCCGCGCGCTCCTAGCGATGGCGGTGGTCCACGATGCAGCCATACATAAGCGGCAGGTGCTGGTATTTCATCAACGAATACCGATGTGCTGCCAGCTACAACCGCAATAACGTCGCCGGTGCCTGCGCGAACAGCGCCGAGAAACGAAATCGTGCCACTGACCTGGACGTTGCCGCTTTGTGCGGAAAGCGAACCAATGGCAGTAATAGTGCCAACCGGGAACTTGACGCCCGAATCCGAGGTTGCCGCAAGCGAAGCAGAGAAGCGAACAACACCGAAAGCGCGAACAATCGGGCTCGCAATCGTAACCAGGCCAACATTCAGCGTGCGCTGGTTGCGTGACGGAAATGGCAGACCGACCGAGAACAAGGCGCCAGTTGGCGGTGCTTCTGCGTTTAGGTTGATTCCATTCGCTGCCAACTGACCGGAGAAGGTTGCTGTTCCTCCGGCCAGTTGGGTTCCACTCGCAGCGACTTGGGCCGAAGCTGTTATTGTTCCGGTTGCTGTTGTCGCGCCATCCTCAATGATTGGGCGCGACACAAACGCTGGTATATCGCGATTGTAGTAACGATGCTGTGCGGAGCTAAGAGAAACACCAGACTGGCTTAGTCCGTAAAGACCCACCACATCGGCAATTGCAAAAAGGGTTCCACGAAATCGCGTCGTAGCTTTTGCGGACCGGAATGGCGAGAGCACGCCGGACAACAATACCGGTTGAGCAACCGCAGGCAACGGCGGCTGACGCGTAATGATCGGGGTTGTTGGAGCAGGTACCGCAGCACCGAGATTGGTGCCGATTGCGGATAGAGTACCACTGAATGTGGTCGTGCCAAAAGCGAACGACGCCCCACCGCCAGCAATCAGGGTGCCAATGAAGCTGGTTACCGCAAACACATTACTCGCGCCATCCGCAACCAGGTCGCCGCTTGCCGTACTGGTACCGAACACTTTGCTGGCCGCAGTTGCAACCAGATCGCCGGCCACAGTAATCGTACCGAACGCCCGAGTGACGCCAGCGCCCTGGCTTATTTGTGCCGAAAATGTGATGGTTCCGGTTGCTGTAATAGCAGCAACGGATGGAATTGCATTGGCAAATACCGATTGCGGAGTGACCTCATAGAAACGGTGCTGCGCAGAAGCAAACGCAACACCGTTGTCTGGCAATGCGACTGGCGCAATATCTCCGGTAGCAATGAGCGTGCCGGTGATCGTGCTGGTACCAAACGCCAGGTTTGCTGCTGTGGCAGCAACATCACCAATAGCTGTGCTGGTACCAAACGCAAACGATGTTCCACCCGTTCCAGCAAGAACGGCGGTTGCCGTGATCGTACCGGTTGCCGTTATGTTGCCGGGCGGCAGTATCTCGAAGAATATGCCGACGCACTCATCACTGGCGGCGCCAGTCCAGTCGATTGTCGGGCTGACAGTGCCACCAGTGCCACCACCAATCAGATCGCCGTAAAAATAGCTATTGTCGGCGGATGTTGCGGTGCCAGTCGCGCCTTCTTGAACCGTATTGAATGATGCGGTAGTTTCTGAGGATGGATCACCGTCACCACCAAAGAACGTACCAGCAACAACCAGCGTAGAGCCTGATGTTGTTGCGCCAGACAGGGCAACAGTCGTTGCCGCAACGTGGCCGTTCGTCTCCGTGTCGATGACATTGGTCGCAGCAGCAACACTAGAGGTTTCCGTACCTAGGTAGTTGACGGGAACAACCGAGAGGTTGTCGCCAGCCCCACCAAGCGTCCACGTTATGCTGCCAGTCTCAACCGTGGGGTTGACCAGACCGAAGGCGTAGACCCTGCAATCACCCGTGCCGGCAGAATCATCAACGCTCGTTATGAGCGTCATTGCCTCATCACCACTCCAGAACACATCTGAAATGGTGTTGTCACCAAAGCAGTGGAAGGTAACGACCAGCAGCGTCGTGCTGGTATCAACCGTGTGCGACGCCGTATCAATTATCGGCGTCGCGGTATCGGTTGTCGGTGTGTTGGTACTACCGCGGGTTATGTCCATCGGCAAAAAGAGGCTCAAGACTTTCCGCAGAAAATCTCTGAGCCTCATTGTGGTGAGCCTTCTAGTCGATAAGCGGGAAGGTGTTTATTCTTCCCACGTGACGGTATAGCTCGAGCCGTTCGCGTCAACACCCGCCAGGTTGCGACACGACAACTGATCGTTCAAAAGGCCGTTGATCAGCAACCACGGATTGGCCAGTGGCAACACGATGTAACCCAAGCCGCCGTGTGCGTTCCAGTTCTGGTTATGCAGCGCAACAGGTTCTGCCGGCAGCACCGGCTCGGTGGTCGCAAAGCCGCGACCGAACTCGCAGAACGGCGTGGAATAACCAGGGTGGTGATCTTCCGGCGTGATCGCGGTCAAGGCGCCAACGCCCGCCGTGGTCGGCCTGACCCACCGGGTATGGTAGCCGGTCGATGTGGTGAGCTCGCCGCCCCAACCAATGCTGAGGATTTTGGCGACGTCGCCGGCGCTGCTGGCGTCCATCGTCCAGTTGTCGGCAGTCAGTGAGGGCGTGATGCCAGAGTTGGCACCGGAATACGCTGGCATCCTCGGTACGAAAAGCCAGAGCAACTTCATGAAAAACTTCATTTCTTTTCTCCTAGATACCCAGAACCCTGCGATTCTGTTGTTTGCGGTAAGCCAGCTCCAGCGCCCTGTCCACTAGCTTTATAAACGGTTCGCAGCCGTGCTGCAACATGCGCGTAAGACAAGGGCCGCAGACCGGCGCAAAACACTGTCTGCACCAGCCGCCGCCGCCTTCAGCGCGCTCTTTTTTCCATTGCTGTAACTTGATCGTAGCCTGACAGTGCGGACACAAAACGATGTCCGCTTCTTCAACACCTTCGTGTGCTGCGCGACTGTCATTCATCAGGTAGCCGGCACCGTCGCTGACGCGGCTGATAATTCGTGAGCCTGGCGGTATGGCGCTCATGGCAGGACGATGATACCACCCATTGACAGATTGTTTGACGATGAGCCTGCCGGTCGAATCGCTAGCGTGAACTGCACCTTCTCAAGATTCGGGTCCGTATTGTCGTGCGTCCAAACGCTCGGCGTGATCAGTCCAGCGGCTCCAACATCGGCCTTGTACGCCAACGCAATCGTATCGTAGGCAACACCAGCCAGTGATCCAGCACCCTCAGATGCGAACGTCAGACCCGATGGCGTTGTTGGCGCACCAATACTCGATGGCGGTGTCGCGGCAGTCAAATAGTCGAACAGAATCAGGGCGCAGTTGTCGGTGACGGTCTTAACGCCCGGATTCGCCTTTGTTGTATTGTTATTGGCTACTGCCACCGGGAAATAGCTGATGTTGCTGGCGGCGAGCGTCAGTGAAAAGGCATCGCCGCCTCCGGTCGAGCTCACCATGTTGAGCACGTCCGTCGCGGAGTGCCCGCCCGCATCAGGACCGGCATTTACCGAGAACTCCGTTACCACGCCAGCCGATACTGCGATTACCGTGATCAGCGCGCCGCCATCTATCGTAATGACGTCGCTGACCGAGTGACCAGACGCGCCGCCAGAGAACGACGCGACGTAGTGTTCCTCGCCCTGATCGTGGATCAGTACATTCACCACGTCCAGATGATCGACGCTGTGCTGGCCGCGAACGACGATCATGCTGCCAGACTTTCTCGATGCCACGGCAGTCGTTATGCTGGCCGAACTCTCAGCACCACTGGTCGCCACGCGAGTGAACAACTCGCCATAGCGATCAGAACCAGCGGACTCCGTCATAACACCCAGACTAGTCCACCCTGATAGCGCGTCGAACGTCGATACCGACGATCCAGACACCGTGTGGAACGCCGCTAGGTACGCTCGATCACCAGAGGCGTGGCCACTCGGCCAAGCGACCACTGCCGGATCGGCGGTATTTGCTGCGATCCCGTCGTTTGCTGAAACTGCACCAACTATGGATACCATGACGCCACCTAGAGTATCTGCGCGCCTTCGCGCCGTTGAATGTCGCTGTAAATCCGTATCGGCGGACCTTTTTTAACATTGATTGCGCGCGCGTAATCATCAGCACTCAGACCCGGAAGAATATAGTTTTCTGCACTCTGATTCACAAACGCTCCAGGTGTAATCACGTTTCCATTCACGTCAGTTTGAGTCTCTGGCCAATCTGGGTGTGTCTGGAACTTAACCGTTTTCTGGTTGTACCAATAGCCGCTGGTCGGGTCTTGATGCACCTGACCGGAAAGCCCACGGAAATCGTAGAAGGTTGGTTGGTAGTAAAGGCCATTCGGACTGGATGAAAAGATCGACGGAGTAGCCTCGGCGTTGGCCTGCGTGTTGAACACGTCGCCTGCCCAGTGATTGAGATACCAACGCACACCGAAGAAACACTCATCGCGAAGAATCTGACGGCAGTAGTAAGCATCGCCACGAAAGTGACTATTGTTAGCCCAATGCCCGACCGGAAATACTTGTCGTGTTTGCAAATCAAATAGCGTATCCAGTCCAAGCCCCTTAACTTCCCAACGCAGCCGAGATAAAAATGCATTTTTATTCGGCAGTGATGTATCAAGTCTATCGGGCCATGTCACTTTGACGCCGACAGAACCTTGACCGGGATTTGTAGTACGCAGTCGATTGACATTACCCATGATAGTGATGCCACGCAAAGAGCCGTTTCTGCCCATTGCTCTGCCACCGCCTCCGGTGTCCGTTGCCCACGGCGCATAGGACGGATTTCCGTTACTTGCATCCAGATCGTAAAGAATCCCTGCGCCGTTGTGACCGGTAAGATTCTGAAAGTCGATCAGGAAGCCCTTCAAGTTCACGTCTGCCTTCCTGATCGTGAACATATTGAAGTTCGGGTCTTGATTCGTCGTGTAGAACACCACCTGCTCGCGTGGATTTCTGAGCGATGTGTGCCCCGGCCCGAAGTTCACACCGCTGCCATTATCAAATCCTGTAGAAATCGAGTCGCCGCCAAAGCCCCACACGATCTTCGGTATCGGCCAATCCACCTCATTATTGACCAGATACAAACCAGGCGGTATGTAACCAGCATGATCGTGCTCGGCCATTGCCTGAACAGCAGAAGCGCTATTCGTGCTGCCAAGAGGATCAGCCTGCAAATCCTCAACCAGGTTAACTGGACCACTCATGTTATGTTCCCCAGAACCATTACAATATCATTCGCCAGTTGTTCGACAAGCTGTGGCTGTTCGAAGATTGGAAAATTCGTTTCCGGACTATCTCCGGCGTTCGTTAATTCCAGCTTGTTGTGAGGACCGAAATGAATCGCAACGTGCGAGCATGTTGCTGCCTTTGCAAAGTCCTGCACGCCATAATCCATACCAACATTATACGGACCCAAAACGACAGCAGTATAAGTTGTCAACGCCAGTGCAGGATCATTGAAGATATTGCTTTGTGTCTGCATCAGGTTCGAGAACCAACTGTGACTTGATGCCGAATCGTAGTAGGCGCGATAACTTTCCGAGTAATTGACATCAACGGTATGCAGCCCTGAGTGCTGGTTATAGCCGGGATTGTAGGCGCTCACACGCCAACCGTCTTGCGCCTTGACTTGCTCTACCTCACAGCGCCAACCCTCGAACCTTGCACCATTGACGGTCTGGTTAGCGAAATTCACGACAACGCCATGCCAGCCACTAACATCATCAACACCAATCTGACTCGCTTCCCCCTGAGTAGCAAAATTCCAGAACCGTCCACCGTACTGACCACCAAGCCAGTCCATATCAACATTGAAAGCAGCCTTATTGCAATTTGGCGGCAATACGTTCTTGCTATCAAAATTTCCACCAACCCAACTCATGAGGCTCTTGACGTTGACAGCATCAACATTAGCAGAAGCAATAAATCGGGACTGTTCACCAAGGCGCTTGAAGTTTTTCCTGCTGGAAATCTCAACGTCCGTCTGCACCCACTTTTCGCCAAAGCACCAAACCAGCTTCGGCTTGGTTGTGTTACTGAACGTCGCCCCGTACTTGTATTCGCCAGGAGGAATATAGATCGCATGATCGGAGTCGAACGCTGCAAGTAACTCGGCGGACGTTTCCGATACGCCGGTATCGTCCGCGTTGAATTTCGTGACAACGTTTCCACCGAGGGCCGCAAAAAAATCGCCGTACTGAGGCTGTATGTACGTAACCTCAACATCAGCAATCAGCCCGCCGGTGGAAACAATCGTCATCTACTGAATCTGAATATCCAGATCGCCGCTGTTGAACTGCAAGGTGTTGCCAATGTTGATCACCACGTCTGCATCGAGCTGCGTGTACATGAGCACGTTGCCAGTCGCCAGCGTTGCGTTGTCGCAGATCGCCACCCATCTGAGAGTACCCCAGTTGGTGGTAACAGCCACAGCGAAAGTATGGTCACCGGAATTACTGCCGGCACCATCGGTTGGTGCTGTGGCAGTCAGCGCCAGGTGCGCATAGCCACGACTTGAACCGACTTCATTGGTCCAGGTGGACGCCTCGAGCTCGGATTCCACGGCGGTCGAGGTGAACATCGCCAGGTACACCGTGGTCGGGCTGGTGTAGGCGGCGTTTCGCAACACGTGGTCGTAGAGTTCGTTCGACAGGAAGTTGGAGATTTCGGAACCGGCTGGTTTGAAGTCTGCATCGATGTCGCCAATGTTGAACTGGAACTGGTTGCCAACGTTGATCACCACATCGGAATCCAGCTGCGTATACATGAGCACGTTGCCAGCGGTGGATGCGTCCATGATGGCCATGTAGCGAATCGTGCCCCAATTGGAACCGGTGTTGACCGGGAAGGTCACCGCGGCCGAGTTGGAACCGAGGCCATTGGTTGGCGCGCCAAAGGTGATCGCTTGCCTGGCGTAGCCATTGCCGGCTATTTCACCGGTGAGCGTTCCTGCCTCGAGGTTGCCAGTGCTGGCCGTGGTGCCGAACAGTGCCGCGTACACCGTTGTCGGGCTGGTATAGGCCGCGTTACGAAGGATGTGGTCGTACAGCTCGTTTTCGAGATAGGTCGAGAACTCGGCCATCGGGAAGAACAGCTTCAGAATGGATTTCAGGAAATTCATTGGTCGGTCCTCGGTTAAGGTGGAGCAGTATAAGAAACAGACAACAGCTTGACGATATCATTGACAGCAATTTCAAGCTGTGGAAATGACATTTCCTCACCGGATTCAGCAACCGCCCCGGTGAGAATAACGGATTCATCGCGATCGAGCACCGTGAATTCGGCTGCCGTGCCACTACCGGACGCCATGGGGTCCGACCACGGCAGGCCAAGGCCATCGGCCACGCCATTGACAGCATTGCCAAAGGACGGGTTCGCCATGAGGATGGTGGCAAGCAAGGTGATGCCGCCAGCGGTGTAAATTCGAATACGACCCTCGGCATTGGTGGCGCCCAGATCGAACAGATCGACCAGGGTATCGGCCAGCAAGGTGCGCGCAACGTTGTCGTGCATGAGCTGGCACGGCAAAGGAGTAAAACGGCGACGTGAAGTGTCGGGAACGCTGGCAGTCAGTAAAAGATTTTGCTTGATCGTTCCATCGGCATTACAGATCACGCCACCGATGTTCAATAATCCGCTACTGGCGACAAATGAGGACATTCATACAATCTCCACGGTGATGGGATCGACGTCTGCCGTTCCCCTCTCATCACTCACGGTTATCACTTGTTCCTCAGTCGCCTCAAGTGGGAGCTGGATGGTAACCGGCCCCTCCGTCCTGACGCCGATGATGTTACTACCAGCAATCAGAGAAGTCACTAATACCAGAATCGGGCTCGGACCCTCGGCCACCAGGTAATTGTTGTTGGCATCCGTCCGCCGTACCTCAGCGATCGACAGGTAGCGGTTACGCCCGACCTTGGTGGTGTCAACCATTGCTCAGCATGGACTGCTTCAGAAGCCGGCGCTGCACCTCAGCCACGAACCGTCGCTGCTTCTTCTTGCTTTTCATCAATCCCTGGCCCTTCTTCAGAGTCGTCGGATCGCCAATAGGACCACCCAGGGACTTCAACAACTCATCGTCCTGCTCGAAGATAACCTGCTGGCGCTTCCTGACGTTCTCCTGACTACGAAAGGAACGTGACGAATTCCTCGACTTGCCGCGTATGTCACGACTCATATCACGAAGCATGTTGCTGATATTGGACATCACGCCCTCCAACGAAAACAAAAAAACTATACGCCCGGAAAGAGAGATTTGGAAAGGAAAATTTCAAAAGGCGCGTGAAAGGGAGGGAATTTGGAACCAAAAACTTTGAAAGGCGCGTGAAAGGGGGGAGATCGCGGTGAAAGTGCCACCGTTTTGAACCCCCCTGGCACCTACCCTAGGTCAATCACTACACTGATTTGACCCTGCAGGGCCACTTGTGACCGTACTACAGGCTTGCCGAGGTGCCGATCGAGAATGTTCTCAGCTACGCTTGCCCGGACTGACTCAGACTGTGCGTTAAGTAGCTCCGATTGAGTCCGTGCCGCATACGGTGCCAAGATGCCGATATGTTCCAGAGTGCGCTCTTGTAAGTAACGCTTTACGTTGGGTTTTCTCAGATCACGATACAGATTCGATCCCTTTCGACCGAGCGTATCAGCGCACTCTTGGACTGACTTTCCCGTGGATAGAATCAAATCCACTAATTCACGTTGTTTCGCAGTGATTGGCCTATCGGCATCAACGCTCATTGGCAAGCGCTGCTTCGACATTCATGCACTCCGTTGTACGTGTTTGATCCCATTGCAGGGCTAGTTACTATTGCACTGTGCATGCCAACCACGTGTCAAGGACTTTCTTGTTCTAACGAGCAGAATCAAACACTTGACCTGTGGATAACCTGTGGACAACCTGAATCACACGCATTAGACCCGCTAATGCATCGATGCACCGGAAGTGCTAATCAGTCGAACACGCCAACCACGTACGGTGCTGTCGGCAGTTTGGTTTACAAACTGGCCTTCGGCCCGGCTCGGCTGGCTGTGCCGGCTCACGCCGGCGATTGCTTAAACAGCCGCCCGGCTGACAGCACCTTCCGTGAATATGTTGGCTGGCGTTCGCGATGAAACTGCTCACGCCTGCGCTGCGCTTCGTTCGACCGAGAGTGTTCCCCTCGATAGAGCACCCGTATTGGTTTTCATGGCTTAGTAGCCTTGTTGGAGTTTCATTACGTGCCGTGCACCACACGTCCCACGCTGCACCAAACGCCGCGCCAGTCAAGTTGAAGCGCTCGGAACGTCGCCCTGGCATTCGTGTCTGTGCCCTTTCCTTTCGGCCTTTTCCTCTGCGTTCCGTCCTTGACAGCCGCAACGTTTGGAGCGTGGGGCACGTGTGGCACACGCCACGCAATTCAACTAACCAACAAGGACTAAGCCAATGAAAACCAATACATCGAAAGTTGAAGTGAACACGATTGACAACGAAATCGAAACCATCAAGTCAGTGGCAAACCCGCTGAAGACGGTCCTCGAGGACATTATCAACAACGCACCAGTAGGCAACATTCTCGCGTGCTATGACACAGGCGCAGAGTTCAATTCCGAGGAAATTGCACAAGAAGCCGCGGAATTCGTACTCAAGGGCTTGCTCGGTGCCCTTTGTTACAACGTGATCGATGGCCGCAAGAACCAAGGCCAGAAGATGCTCAACGATGCGCTGGATCAGGTCGATCGGGCAACCGAGCAGGACGCACAGTTTCGCTCCGAGAAATCCGCTGATCGCCTGCACAATCGCATCGTTTGGGCAGCCCGCATGGACGTCCAGCAAGCCTATCGCGCCTCTCTCGAGAAGTTCGTACTGGCCCTGTACATAGCCGTGACTGGCGAGCGTTACCAGCGTCACGTGCCAGTGGACCTGTCGGAAGCACCTGCGTCACCAGAGCAATCGGTAGCGCAGAAACTTCGCGCACGCCGGACAGCCATCTAAACCTGTCCAGATCGGTAGCCGCACAAGGACGTGTGGTTACCGATTCTTTTCCTCACTTCTACTTGCCAGACGCATCCCCGCGCACTTGAACCTCGGCAAGCTCAGCACCGTGTCCTCGATAAAGCAAACCCGCAAGGCCAGGGCAACTCTCTTAAAGGGCCGCGAAATCTCACTCAATGGGCCACTCAGTTGCGTTCGATGGTCACTCTGGTCGTACAACAGAGTTACTTTTTAACCCAACAGAAGGAACAGTCCAATGACTGCAATAAATCAGATTGATTATCACCACCTGGCAAAAATGTCTTCGGCAACAGGAATTCCTTTCGATACCTTATGCGAAAGGGCAGAACGTGGCGAAAACCTTGTCGAACGAGCACTGCGCCAGCCTGATAACGAATGGCTGACCTATGAACAGGCAGCGAAAATGCTGTTCACGTCAATCAGTTCATTAAGCGGTGTTTTGACGCACCCAACCAGGACCCTTGAATATTGGGGCATCGAATGGCAAACGCGCAGCAAAACCAAGAGTAAAGGCAAACGCGGTTGCGGCGTGCTGTTCTCAAAGAAAGACCTGCTGCAAATCAAAGCCATCAAGCAGGCAACCAAATTGCAACTACTGACAACCCTGCGAGTGTTCCAGGCAATGAAGCAAGGGAGAATTTGATGAAGAAATTCAATATCAAAATCACCGAAATAGGTTGTGCTGGACATTTCGCTGCTTCTAAACACTGCCAATGGAAAAGACATACACAAATTGGCAATTCCTACCGTGTATCAAGCGTTGGCATTTACACTCCCCCGAACGAAAACGAAATGCAAACACTGGGAGCTTCAAAAGACTCTTTCTTTGAAACAATGGTATTCAAAACGACATCCAAACAAAACCCGGATAACGATGGATGCGGTTGCCATTTTGTTAGTAGCTGGACTGAAATCGACGGCAAACGATATTCAACAGCAGGAAAGGCTCAAAAAGGTCATAAACAATTTGTTAAAGAATATGCAAGGAGAGCAAGAAAATGATCTACGAAATCATGGCGTTAGCATTCATACTCTGCGCACTGTTCATCATGTTCGGCTGCGCAGCTTTAATAAACTGCATCTACCAGTATTTCTTCCCGCGATATATGAGCGACGAAGAACTGGCTGAAAAGCTGGAAACCAGTGTTACCACAGTCAAAACCCACAGGAGAGACTACGAATGAACCCAATAATGGACAGGATGGAAGATCGAAAGAAACAAATTGAAGAAGGCTTTGAATTTCTTCAGCGACATCAAGCAGAAATTCACGAAGTCGATGAGGGTTTACTAGATCTGAACCAATGGTTCATCAAGGCAGAGCCGGACTTCAGCAATAAAGCCATTGACCTTTCATTTGCCGGTGACAAGCACGTACTCGACGGAATATTCGGCGCCTTCAGGAAACTCGGCTACAACCCATCCAGCCGACCAGGACAAAAGCCGCAGAGTTATTTTTCCTGCTTCTGGACCAATCCAGATAAACAAATCAAATACTGGATGACATTCACATCCACTCAATGCACGCGAATCAAAGTAGGGACAAAAATGGTCGAGCAAGACATTTTTGAAACGGTGTGCCAATGAATACCGAACAGGCCATTCAAATGCTTTGCGATATACAAACATCTGCACAGGAATGCCAGGAACAAACATTGCAAGCCATACAATCATTACAAACACAGCTTCGTGATACCAATGAACGTATCAACATCGTCAATATCCGCCTGCGTAAGCTCGAGACAGCACGTGCGAAGGCGTGAAGAAATTATTTGGGGACTGATCATGCTGTGTTTGCTCTATGCAGCCGGCATGATCATGTTCACCATCGATGCGCATATCAACGCGCCAGATATCAAACCACCGATCTGCACAACGCAACGCGAATGTCAGTTCGGCACTAAAGGAGAAACCAATGGGCGACAAAGTTCAATGCACCAAATGTCATTGGATAGGTGACGAAGTGCATGTGCGAAAGGAAGTAATCTATCCGGGCTCGCTCGAGGAACCACCGGAATACATCGATTACTGCCCGGATTGTAACGAGCAGGATAGCCTCGAGGACTTCGACCAGCCGCTATGCAGGGTTTGCGACGAAGTACAGGTATCGGACTACGGCGAAATCTGCCCGGAGTGCTACGAGGAAGACCAGGAACGACGCGCCGATGCCATCAACGATCGACGTGAAGAAGAACGAATGGAAAGAGAGCACCACATCAGAACAAGGACGTAACATGGTATTCAACATCAAACCAAAGATCGAACGATATGCCATTTATCCATTGCGATATGGGTGGGGCATTATCGATCTGACAACAGGAGAACTACTAAAGGGCAAAGAGAAACATCGACTGGAAAAATATGCTCGCCAACCGTGGGCAGAAAAACGCTGCAAAGAACTCAACCAACAGAAGGACTAAGACAATGAGAATACAAGGTGCTTACATGCACTGTGGAGCAAAATCCACAAGCCTGCACGAACTTGCACTAATGCCAAGACCAATCCCCACTGAAACCCATATTCCAATTGCACATGACGAATTCTTTTCATTCGCTGCAAACAAAATCATGCAACAAGGCTATCAGATTCGACGCGACCGCCATTATCTCAACCGTGAAGGCCAGCAATACTTTGCACTCATGGAGCTGGAACACCAGGACGAATCGCAAAACGAAGGCCATGCAACCATGGCTGCTTTACGCAATGCTCACGATAAAAGTTTTATAGCCTCGCTTGCTATTGGTGCCAAGGTGTTCATCTGCGATAACCTGTCGTTCTCTGGTGACATAGTTGTAGGCCATAAGCACACGATTAACATTTGGTCGAAGCTTCCAGAAATATTTGAACGGGCAGTCAAGCAGATTCGTGTCATGCGGAAGCGCCAGGACGTACGGTTTGCCGAATACCGACAGGCACCCGTTGACGACAGACTTGCCGATCATTTGATGATGGAGTGCTTCAGGAAAGGTATCGTCAACCTGCAACGTATTGGGAAAGTAAACCAGGAATGGCATAACCCGAGTGCAGATCACGGTGATAAAACAATGTGGCGCTATTTTAATGCAGTAACAGCGGCACTTGGGCCATCCAGTACAAATCAACTCATTCAATTGCCGAAAAAGACTATCGACCTTCATCTGATGCTCGACCAGTGGTGTGACGTCGATTTTCAAGCTACACAGAACGAGCTGCCATTGGATACAGAGACATTAAACTGATGGCCGCACGAAAGCCGAACCTTGACACAGGTATTACCGTCAAGGTTTACAGCCCAACCCATGACGTCACATTCGTTGGACGCATACAAGACCTTCTGAATAGCCAATTCACTATTCAGGTTATCTCGCCAGACATTTTTCGAGACAAAATTCATTTCGTTTTTTACACTGATGATTGGTCAGTTATTGATTACTAGTTTCCGCCACGCGCGCTGGACTGCATCAATTGCTTCTGTTGGGGAACGCACGATGTAGGCCGGCGCCGTGGTTTTTTCAAAAAACTTTACCTGTGCATCCGTCAGCTTGTTCAAGCCATCCTTGTTTTTGACCTCGAGCACCACCCAGATCGACCGAAATTCCACCAGTAAATCAACCGGTCTTTCCATCTCATAAACTTTGCAACCGATAGCAGTCAGGGCTTTGACAATGGGCGCCTGGTTGCTGTCAGTTGCGTGCTGCTTGGCAAACCTATTGACCATTTTCCTGCTCGAGCTCCCACTTGTAGACTTTCGATTTCAAATAGCGAAACTCCCTGCCTATTTTATAAAACGGCGGTCCATAACCCACCGATCGCCAGCGGCCAAGCGTCAGCCTGGTCACGCCAAGGTGAGAGCTTAAAGAAGTTGTTGTGAAATAACGACTATTTTCGCTGTCTTTTGGCATAAGAAATTCTCATGGTGCATCATTGATGCGCTTACTGTATCATGAAAAAGAGGGACAAAGCGATGTATGACAGAAGCAAAACCGTTGGAGCCAGCGATGCCGTGATGATTAAGTCCGGAGAATGGGCTCAACTCTATGATCGGAAAACATCAGCAGACGCAGCCAGTTCATCGGAGCCGAACGATCGCCTGGAAGGCGAAATTGGCCATGCCCTGGAGCCGCTTAACAGGCTGGTATTCACCAGAACAAGCGGCATCGACGTTTTACACGACGATCTTGACGAAGATAAACCGTTTACCCTGAACGGCTATGATTGGTGCACCTACCTTCCAGACGGATTGTGCAAAAACAATGACCATAGCCATATCCCGTTCGAAGCCAAGGCCGTCAACATGATGTGGAATCCAGTCAACCTGCTCAACAAATACATGCCACAACTACAGCATGCCATGCGAGTCATGCAAGCACCGTACTGCTATTTCTCGGTGATCTATCTGAACACTCGATACGAATACACACAGGTTCACTACGATCCACCGTATGACGATGCACTGTTTGAAAAAGAACAACTGTTCTACTTCATGTTGGAGCGCGGTATTCGCCCACCGGAATACCAGGGTAAGCGCGCAGGGTGGACAGCATGATTTTACTAACCGGCATGGAGTTGCAACGATCTGGGTTAACAACGGAAACACTGATGAAAATAACTGACGATACACACAAATATCCGCCAGGCTTTTTTCAATGGCTCAAAACAAACGGACACATCTGGAAAAACTTCGAAGCAAAAGCACTCAACATGGCAATCGTACGATCACGCTATTCGGCACGAACAATCGTCGAGGTCATGCGATGGGAAACGGATATCAGGGAACAAACAAAAACCGGCAAACCAGCAATGTTCAAACTCAGCAACGACATGGTGCCTGGGCTGGCACGACTTTGGATGACTCTCCACGGAGACGCGCATCCAAAATTTTTTCAACTGCAAGACAAGTGAGGAACAACCATGAAGGAAAAGGACAAAGACAACATGCGGATATGGGACGCTGTATCCAAGACGGACCCGGACCATACCAAAGCAATAGACTTCGGCCGCAAGTTTACAGCGATCGATGCGCACTACCAGATCATGGAAGCAACGCGCATGTTCGGTCCCATTGGTGAGGGATGGGGATACAACAATGCGTATTCAGAAGTCCACCTGCAGGACGGACGAATCCTTGTGTATTGCGATGTCATTGTGTGGTGGGGCGAGAAGGGCCAATGGGAAGGCAACCCGGTACCACCAACACATCGAAGCTTCGGACCCATTCGCGGCTGTTCGGTACTACTTGGCTTTGACAAGTCGGGCAAACTGAAAGCACCGGATACCGATGCCTACAAGAAAGCCGGCACGGATGGCTTGACCAAAGCACTGTCGCACATCGGTTTCAATGCTGACGTATTCCTTGGCATGTTTGACGATAACAAATACGTCCAGGAATTACGCAGCGAGAAAGCCAGAGAGAAAACAGCAAGCGAGTTGGCTTATCAGCAAGACCGTGATCGTTTCATCAAGGCAATTACTGCCTGCAACAAGCCTGAACAAATGGATGCAGTTCTGGAGAATCACAAACTGTGGATGGCCAGCCTGCCAGTATCGACCGCAACTGAAATGCGGTCATGGGTGTTGAAGAAGAAAACGGAGCTCGCTGATGGACGTGAATAAAGTAATCCTGATCGGACACATTGGAAAAGACCCGACTTTTCACATGATGCCAACCACACAAACAGAGCTGTGCAAATTCTCTGTTGCAACCTCGAGGCGATGGAAAGACAAGCGCAGCGGTGAATCGAAAGAGGACACTAGCTGGCACAACATCGTTGTATTCAACGAGTACCTGGTTGGTATCTGCCGTAGCTGGCTGCAAAAAGGAACACGCGTCTACATCGAGGGCGAAATCAAAACCAGATCGTACGAAAAAGACGGTGAAAAAAAATTCATTACCGAGATAGTGATACCGCAAATCAAAGGCGAACTATTCGTAATTGAAAAAGGAAAGGGTTGGGACGTCAACGAAACACCGGGATCGGAGCGACGATTCGGCGGCGGAGGCGGCGCGCCAACAAGCGCAGGCGACGCCGCACGCGCAGCAGTCAACGACTTCGATGATGATATACCGTTTTAGACCTCGATAGGCAGGAGAAACAGGAATGAAGAAGTGGCTTTGCAAGATCGGACTGCATAAATGGGTCTACTGGACGCACGAGTTCGATTACAGAACATGCTCCGTGTGTGAGCTACAGCAAGCGCTCGATCATTGACCAGCCCGAACAGGAGAAGCAGGAATGAGTGACGACAGAATCAAGCTGGCCGAGGCCATGGGGTGCGTTGTTGAAACCCACAGCGGACAATACGGAGTCTTGTATGGCGTCAGGAATAAAAACGGCGTGCTTGAGCTGTTACCAGACCCATTCACAGACGCCAATGACGACTATGCTGTGTTGGAGTGGATGCGCAATACATGCCCCGGAGGTTGTTTCGACGATGGATATGGTGATGAACGTCCACTGTGGGTTGCAATGCTCGCACAAGTCATGGAAGCGGATGATCGTGAAAACTGCCTTGACTATGGAGTCTACAAAATAGGCGATTACGCCAGAGCCGCACTAAAGGTGCTAACATGACTGACCAAGAATTGGACAAACTGGCGGTCAAGATCATGAAAGACTTTGGATTTGACAAGCTGGACGATCTTTCCAGGTTCGAGCTTTTCAAGCTCGGCATTAACTACGGTATCAAGTACCAGCTTGAGAGAGAGCTGGCTAACATTAAGGGTGAGGTATAAGGCATGACGACAGTTGACGCACAGCTTGATCGCTGCACTTGTGGGGCCACATTTTCGGAGCCGTGGTATCACATGAGTTTGTGTCCCTTTCGCAAAGGTCGAGAACGAGTCCTGCATAAACGATTCTGCTCATTTTTTCAATGGGATCACCGATTCAGCTTCGCACCGAGCGATTGTACATGCGGCGCTGAGGTAGAGCTGGCTAACATTAAGGGTGAGGTATGAGCGACGAATATCTGACGTTGAAATGGGGCGGCCCTAAATCGTGGTATTTCAACAAAACAAATGAGCGGGCCGTAGAAGCATTTGGGCGATGGGTTGCCGGCGGGGTGAGCACGAGCGCCGCCATGAACCACCCCACAGACGAACAGAAGCAGGCTATCTGCGACCTTATCGACGCGGGAGATTTCGATACCGTCTATCTCGATTGGGATGATAAGGAGGTCACGAAAGACGAGGCGAAGGCTTACGTTATGAACTATGGCAAGGAGGTCACATGAATGGACGGAATAATTTTTATCGTCGCGTTCTTGTTGAGCGTGCTATTGCTGCGACTGACAAGTATACTGCTCTTGAGCTTATGCGAATCTATACGACAGCGGCTTTTCGGGAGTGGGAGACACCGCTTGTAGAGTATGGGAGAATGAGGGAAGAACAGCTATTACAGCAGCATGACGCTGCACAACGGATAGAGGATGAGAGTTATGACTGAGGGCATTGTAAATATACACGGCAAGCAGTACCAGACGGTTGCCTACCGGGTCAATAAATTCCGCGAGCAGCACCCAGACTGGACCATTCAAACGCAGCTCATCATGCAGGATGACGAAAAGGTTATTATGAGGGCGCTTATTCGGAACGGTGAAAAACTGCTTTCCACTGGTTACGCGGAGGAGGTAAGGGCCGCGAGCAAGATCAACGCGACATCGGCGCTAGAGGTGGCCGAGACATCGGCTATTGGAAGGGCGTTGGCAGCCCTTGGGCTTGCCGGCACAGAATACGCCTCAGCAGACGAGGTGGCTGGCGCGATAAGCCAGCAAAAGACGCAGGAGGCTATAGACTATCTCAAGGCCCACAACGACGCCTGGAAGCGTCACGAAGCGTCAATACAGGCCATCAGGGAATACGTGGACGCCGGGAACCTTCCTGCCGTCTGGGAGGCGTGGAACGAGATACCAGAGGACGACAGGCGCGCGCTCAGGGTTGCCCCGACAAAGGGTGGATGG